ATCGAAGAGGTTAACGACCGGCGTGATAGCGTATGGGCGGAGTGGTGCGAAGTCTGCGATATCAACGGCCAGTACACCCTGGAAGAAATACAGTCCATCGCACAACGCGAAGTGGTTGAGGCTGGTGAAGTCCTCATCCGAAAGATTCGCACGCCTGGAAGCGTGTATCGCGGCATCTATCGACCAGTGCCATTGGCATTGGAGATTATCGAAGCAGACCGCCTAGCAGGTGACAAAGACAACTACGCATCGAGACTCACCGCCAACGGTGAAAACCGCATCATTCGAGGCGTGGAAGTGGACGACACGGGCAGGCCGGTTGCTTACTGGATCTATCCCGATCATCCATTGCAACCGTATTCCTACACTAGAGAGCCTGAGCGTGTACCGGCGTCGGAAATCATGCACTTATTCCGCAGGGATCGAGTAGGTCAGACGCGGGGAGTATCTTGGTTTGCTCCAGTCGTTGCGGCTATCCGTGACTTGGGTACGTACCTCGATAACGAGTTGCAAGCATCAGCGGTTGCTTCATGCTTCACGGTAGCGATCAAGACCGAGACTCCCTTAGGCGATCTAGCGGATCCAGACGGCGGAAGCCAGGTCGATTCAGCGGGCAATAAACAGCGATACATTGAGCCTGGCATGGTGATGGAATTAGCACCAGGCGAAAGCGTCGAGGGTATCAACCCAGGCCGACCGGCAACAGGTGCAGAGCCTTGGATTGCTCTAATCCTTCGGCAGATTGCAGTCGGTACGGGCTTGTCTTACGAGACTGTAGCCCGTGACTACTCGCAGACGTCCTACAGTTCGAGCCGTACCAGTCAACTCGAAGACCGAAGGCGGTTTCGTTGTTGGCAGCAATATCTTATTCGGCATCTTCTACAACCTACTTGGGATGCGTTCTTCGACGCGGCGTCCATCAGCGGCGTTCGAGGTTTCCCAACTCCGAGCGATGTTCTTGCCGACCGTCGCAAGGTAAGCCCGGTTGAGTGGCAGACTCCCGAATGGGAATGGGTGGATCCCCAGAGCGAACAGGCAGCGGCCAAGGATGCCATCGATTCCTTTATGAGTGACTACCAAACGGAACTTGGTAGTCGTGGTCGAGCATGGCGAGCGGTGTTCTATCAGCGCAAAAAAGAGCAAGACCTAAAGAAGAAACTTGGGTTGCTCACGCCACAAGAACAGCAACTGGCAATCAGTGCGGCTCAGTCGGCACCGGCTCAAGCACCGCAAGCATCGCAAGCATCGCAACCAACAACCGGAAGCGGCGAAATGATGGGGCTGTCAACGCTTCAGTTTAATCGCAATCGCAAAGCGATCTTGAAGACGCTTGACGACCTAGCGTCGAAAGCAATTAGCGAAGCAGCAGCGAGAGTGTTTCTGTCATCTATTGGCATGAGCCAATCGAGCGTTGATGCACTCATTGCAGACGCGTCAGACGGCACTATCGAAACTCAAGTTGCGGAGGAAGTGCAGTGAGCCTAGCAAAGCGAAACAAAGAGCGACGAAAGCGGATCGAGCGTATCGCAGCAACTCCGAAGATTCAGCGAGCATTCGCAGCACCGAAAGACGGTCGAGCTGTGATTGCAACTGAGACTCCGATTGAGATTTACGACGAGCAACGCGGTCGCATGGTTCGCCAAGTCTTGCTGATGGACGGCGTCCAGTTTCGCAACTCGAAGAATCAATTGCCAATCGTCGATTCGCACAACGATAGAACTGTCCGCAATGTATTTGGGTCGATTCGCAATATCGAAATCCAGAATGGCGAGTTGATTGGCGATCCGTCATTCGCATCCGATCCAGAGAGCCAAGTCGTAGCAACTCGATACCAAGAGGGTCATCTAAACGACTTCAGCATTGATGCGGTAATCCTCAATCGTATCTATATCCCTGAGGGACAAGCATACACAACGAAACGTGGCGTTGTAGTTGAGGGGCCAGCGGAGATTGTTACCGCTTGGGAGCCTCACAACGCGAGTATCTGTGCAACGGGTGCAGATCCTAATTCCACGGTCAGACGGTCTTACGACCAAGCAGAAAGGCAGGATGGCATGAATGAGCAATTGATGGCTCAACTCTCGTCTCTTGGTCTACCCGAAGGTATGACCGATCCAAACGAGATCATCAAGTGGATGGCCGATCACATGGCGAAACCAGAACTCGAAGTCGAGTTGATGGAAGGCATGGGCAAGCCCAAGGAAGAAGCAGTGCGGGCAGAAGGCGAAACGCCAAAAGAGCCTGAGGTTGTTCGAGCGGAAGACAAAGTCGAAAGCGAAGTTGCGCGACAACTGAAAGCGATTGACGAACGAAAGAAATCGATTTACGCAGCGGCCAAACTGGCGAAGGTCGAGCGTACCTTTGCTGATGAGTTGGTTGACTCCGGTTGCTCCCTCGAAGACGCTCAACAAAGGATTATTCGACAGATGGCCAATCAACCAATCGGAAGCAGTGTCACCGTTACCGAATCGGAACACGACAAGTTTGAGCAAGCAGCTAAAGCGGGCTTGGTTCAGCGTTGTTTCCAAGGCAACATTCAACGCACTAAGGCACCGACTGCACAAGGCGATGCTGAATTCCGCAATGTCGGACTCTACCGACTTGCCGAAGAATGCGTGCGTCGAATGGGTATCGACCCATTGAAGCACACCAAGGGCGACGTAGCACGAATGGCGATGGGTCACGCTGGGACGTTTAATCGTCTCAAGGTTCGCCGATCCGATGCGTACCACACAACCGGAAGTTTCCAAAACATCCTTTCGGATGCGGTCAACAAGACTCTCCGAGCGGCCTACGACGAAGCCCCCTTCACTTGGGCTCTGTGGGTTCGGCAAGCGGCCAGCGTTGATGACTTCAAGGCGATCAACCGGGTTCAGCTTTCCGAGTATCCAAACTTGGAAATGGTTCCAGAGGGCAAGGCTTACCCTGAAAAGGGCTTGAGCGATCAGAAGAAGAGCTACAAGGTTGACAAGTTCGGCGCGGAGTTCTCGGTGACTTGGGAAACCGTCATCAACGACGATCTCGACGCACTCTCTCGCATCCCTTCGATGCAAGGGCAGGCGGCTCGACGTACCCAAGAGCGAGTTGTTTACGACACATTCTTGAGCAACCCAACGATGCCTGATGGTTTCGCTTTGTTCTCTGCTTCTCACCCAAGCGGACGCAACATCACAAGCACGACTCCTGCGGCTCCAAGCGTGACGACCCTCAACGAAGCGTTCCGTTTTATGAGCTTGCAGACTGGCCTTAACGGGTCGATCCTCAACCTCTCGCCAAGAGTGTTGCTAGTTCCTCAGAACTACGCAGCGAATGCGTTGGAGTTGGTTAATAGCCAATCCTACGCACAGAGCAACGGCAATGAGGGCGTAGTCAACATCTACGGCGTCAATGGCGTACGGCCTCTGTCGGTCGTTGCTACCGCGTTGCTCGATGCGAACAGCACGACTAACTGGTACGCAATTGCGGACAATTCCCAAGTGGACACGATGGAACTCTCGTTCCTCAGTGGCGAAGAAGCCCCAGTGCTTGAGAACGATTGGGATATGTCCCGCGACGTGTACTTGTACAAGGTGCGTCAGACCTTCGGTTGTGCGGTGATCGATCATCGCGGCATTTTCGGTAATCGCACCTAGTCGATTACCTGATTGACACACGGCCCCGGCTCGATTGGGTTGGGGCCTTTTTCAAAAGAACAACAAAGCAAAGGAATTAAGCATGTCAGATATTCGAGACTTCCAGATTTTCTACGACGACTTCAACGGAGCAGTCGCAACGCTTCCAACTTCAGCGGATCCGGCTACCGCTTGGCTAGTCGATGACACTTCCGCATCGGGTGCGCCGGTCTACACCAAGGGCACTTCGGAACTTACCGTTACCCTAGCGGCAACGAGCGAAGTCGAAAACGTTTGCCCACACTTCAACGACGCGTTGGACTTCGATATCGACTTGATCCAGCGAGTCGAGATGCGAGTCAAGATCGGTGCAGCAACCTTCACCAGCGGATCAACTCTCTGCTTCGGTGTCGGATCCGCACGGAACGACACTCCTGACAGCGTCGCGGCTAACGCATGGTTCCGAATGGAAGGTGCGAACAGTACCAGCCTCGTATACGTCGAGACCGACGACGGGACGCGGGACAATGACGACGTTTCCAGCGGCACGACCTTGGGCACGACCTACAAGGAATTTGTGATTGACTTCACCGGCGGGAAGCAGGACGTTAAGTTCTACATCGACGGACGCCGAGTCGCTACCGGTACGACCTTCGACATGAGCGGTTATAGCTCTGGCTTGCAACCGATCATCCAGCTACAGAAGGCCGCGAATACTAACGTGGATTCGGTTGTTGTTGACTACGTCAAGATCACTTGCAAGCGAGCCTAGTAAGTGACACTTCACGACCTGATTAAGCAAGATGCCGAGAGCGTATTTTGCAACGCTGACGACTTCGCTGAATCGATTGTTTACTACAAGCGTAACGGTCGATCCAGGGAGATCAAGGCGGTTGTGATACGCGAAGCACTCGGCGTCTTGCCTGAGGATGGAAACGTTGTTTACCCTCTATT